GTTCACAACCGAAACCCCTGTCCCGGATAACGACCCTTATTCGGGACACCCCGCTATAGTGACCCCATGACAAGCCGAGCATGGTGGTTCCGCGTTGGATCGGATATCGAGTGACCATCGTCGACCTGTTCGCGGGTGCGGGCGGATGGGATGTCGCGGCCCGCGACATCGGTATCGCCACGATCGGACTTGAATTGGACCGTGACGCCTGCGCGACCCGAGCGCGGATCGGTCTTCGCACGATCCGCGCGGACCTGCACGACTACGGCCCTCAATCGTGCGGTGGCCTGATCGCTTCGCCGCCCTGCCCGACGTTCTCTGTGGCCGGGTCCGGTGCTGGCCGTGACGCCATCCCGGAGATTCTCGTCACGCTCGACGCGCTCGCTGCCGGGCAAGAACCCGACCATCTGATTGACTCGGTGAGCGCGCTGGTGCTCGTCCCGTTCCGTTGGGCGTTCGCGGTCAGGCCGCGGTGGATTGTGTTGGAACAGGTTCCGCCGGTCCTGCCGATATGGGAGCGGTACGCGCATCATCTGCGCGCGCTCGGCTATTCGGTGTGGTGCGGTGTGTTGAACGCCGCCGATTTCGGGGTGCCTCAGACTCGGCGTCGCGCGATCTTGATCGCATCGGCAGATCGTGCGGTCGGGCCACCGCCGCCAACCCACGCGCAGGAGCCCGTTCAGGGTCTGTTCGGGACCTTGCGACCGTGGGTGAGTATGAGCGAAGCGCTCAGCTGGAGCGGTGCCGCTCTGTCGTTCCCGCGCGGCGATGGCATGACGAAGCGGTATGGGGCGAGACCGGACCACCCGATGGATCGTCCGGCACCAACGATGCGGGAGAAAAGCCGTTGCGCCACGTGGCGGGTTGTGACCGGCGAAACGACCACGACCCGATACCAACCACGCCAGGTCACCGGGCCAGCCACGCCAATCACCGCAGCGGACAACACCTACATATTCGACGGTACGACCAAGGCGCGACGGCTGACCCTCGAGGAAGGGTTGGTCCTGCAAGGGTTCCCACCCGATCTGCCGCTCGTCGGGAGCCGCACATCGCGTTGGCGGCAGCTCGGCAACGCCGTCCCGCCGCCGCTGGCCCGCGCCGTGCTGCTGCAGGTCTTCACCGAAAACAATCATCATCAATGAAGGAGAGAGCAAATGAATGAGCTGATCGGGCGCTCGCGGTCGCTCTCGGGGTCGCGCTCGGGGTCGTGGTCGGGGTCGGGGTCGTGGTCGGGGCCGGGGCCGCGGTCGTGAGTATGCCGGTCGTGGTGCTCGTCGCGGCGACGATGGTGTCGGCGACGATCGTGTTGGTCGCGTATCTGCTGGCGCGCGCGTCGGCCCCGGCGCCGCCGCCGGCGTTGTCTGCGGAGGTTGAGGCGATTCTCGGGATCACGAAGGACTTGATGGCGTTGCATCGTGACGTTGTCGCGCCGCGACCGGCGCCGTATGTGATCCCGGATCCGTTCGATGACGGCGCGGCGCAGGCGGCGATCGACTTGTTGCATGATCCGTCACCGGACCCGGCCGAGTTCGGCCCGTTGGGCGAACTCGACTATGACCCTGCGTTCCATGACCAGCCCGGCCTTGTCGTCGAGGTCGAATCGAGAGACGAGTTCCTATGAGCGTGTGTGTGGAGTGCGGGCATCCGATGGAGATGCACGACGAGTCGGGGTGTCTCGCGCCGGACATGCCGCCCGAGTGGCTGGCGGGTATGCGCATCATCGCGGATGACGGCTCGATCGAACCGTGCCCGTGTGTCGTGCGCCGGCCTGTGGTCGTGCGGGCATGACGGTCATCCGTTGCAAGTTCTGTTCACTCACGTTCTCGACGCCGGCGTCGATCGCTGAGCATCTGGCTCTCGTCCATCCGACGGACCAGAGCTCGGAGTCGATTGATTCGGAGTTGGGGATCCTGTGGGTTGACCCGCCGGCGTTCATAGGTTCGCGGACATGGCTGATGGGCGCGGAACGGCTATTGGATCGGGTCTCGTCCACACCGGGCCGTTGGGCACGGATCCGGGTGTTCAAGAACGGGACGTCGGGACCGCGGTATCGCAAGTTGCTCGAGCAGTACGTCGGCGACCGGCCGTTCACGTTCCTCGCCGCCCGCATCGACGAGATGACGTGGGGCCTGTGGGCACGCTTCGACGGAAGCGACTGATGGAATGCCGCCGGCGAGGAAGAAGCCTACGAAATCTCCGAAGGCCGCTGCGAAGAAACAGCCGGGCCGGAAGGCCGCGCCGCGCGCGACGAAGAAACGGCCGGCGGCCGTGCCTGCGGCACCGCCGCCGGTGGTGGTCGTTGAGCCTGAGCCTGAGTTCGTGTGCGTGTTCTTCGGTTGGTATGACAACGTCAGGTTCGCTGCGGGGGAACGGGCTCGTACGATCCTCCAGATCGGGGTCGAGTCGCATCAGGACGGCCAGCTGATCCCGTTGCTCACGGAGAAGGACGTCATGTTGGAGATCACGGTCAGGCGGTTGATGTGACGACCCCGGTGTTGGTGCCCGAGTTGTTGTCGACGGTGGTCGACGATCCTGATGTGCGGGGCGCGGTGAAGTCCTTGGCGCTCGAGGCATTGGGTGAGGCCCGGCGGCTCCTGCGGGTCGGGACTCCGCCGGTCCGCGCGCGGGTGATGGCGACGGTCCTGCCGATCTTGGTCAAGAGCATCGGGCCGGCGTCGGACACGAGTAACGATGATCTGCGTTCGGAGATGGAAGCGATGTTCGCTGAGATGCGGGCCGGTTGAGTGGCTCGTGTTGCTCTCTCCGTTTCTGCGGCGCCTCTCGATCCGTGACAAGGACCGGGGGCTGATCGCGCTCGAACCGAATTGGGCGCAGGCCCAACTGGTCGAGTACGTGGAGCGCTGCCTACGGGATGAGGTCCCGATCCGGGCGGTCGTGCTGAAGGCCCGCCAGCTCGGCGTGTCGACGGTGATCGAGGGCCTGTTGTTCTCGGCGTCGTTCTTGTTCAACGGGAACCGGGGCATGGTGATCAGCCATGAGCAACGCTCCTATGAGCATCTGTTGGGGATGACGAAACTGTTCTGGGAGACGTTCCCGTTCCGGTCGCTCTACACGACGGACTACAAGTCCCGCAAAGAAATCGCATGGAACGAGACGGGCAGTTCGATCGTGACGTCGACGGCGAAGTCTGTGGAGTCCGGCCGGTCCCAGACGATCCACTGGCTCCACGCATCCGAGGTCGCGTTCTGGGACAACCCATCGACGCTGATGACCGGTCTGCGGCAGGCGATCCCGAACACGCCGACATCAGCGATCTTCCTCGAGAGCACCGCAAACGGCGTCGGGAACTACTTCCATACGACATGGTCCGAAGCGGTCAGCGGTGAGAGCGAGTTCACCCCGTTCTTTTTCCCGTGGTGGCAGCACTACGAATACACGGCGGACTGGTTACGGCTCCCGACGAACGTCCCGTTCCGGGCCGACAGTGAGGAACGGCTCCTGCGCGTCCTGCTGCGCACGCATGGGCTGACCGACACGGACATCAAGTCGCGCCTGATCTGGCGGCGGTGGGCGATCCGCAACCTCGCCGAAGGCGACCTACTCCGCTTCCAGCAGGAATACCCGGCCTGTGTTGTTGGCGAGACGAGAGTCGGTACCGACATGGGCATCGTTCCGATCGCCGAGATAACACCGGGGACGGTCACGGGCCTCGGTGTGGTTGTAGGCCGGCGCGAGCAGCGGGTCTCGCCGACGTATCGGCTTACGACCAAGCTGGGGTATTCCTTCACGGGGACGCACGATCACCCCGTGTTCACATCAGCGGGCGTGCTCGTTCCGCTCGTTGCGTGTGAGGGGCAGACGGTCAAGCTCATCGCACCCAGGTTCGCGGCCGGCCCGTATCGGTACTCCTGGTCCCGTCTCGGAATCGAGCACTCGGTCGTGGTCGATGAGGACTGGGGCCGGTTCCTGGGACTGTTCATGGGGAACGGTTCACTGTCCGGCGTCGGAACGCTGTCCATCGTGTGCAATGCAAAAGACCCGGACCTGGTGGCGGAGGTTCAACGGCTCGTCCTGTCATTGTTCGGAGTCGAGGCGCAGTGTCGCGCAGTGGGATCGAAGAAAGGCGGGACGGAGGTCCGTGTTCAACGCCGCGCGTTCGTGGAGCTGTTCGATGATCTGAAGCTTCTGCAACGGAATGGGAGCGGACGTATCACTCGACGAGTCCACGTCCCGGATGCAATATGGAGATCGCCTCGGCCCGTTGTAGCGGCGTTCCTGTCCGGACTGCTCGAGGCTGATGGGTTCAATGCGTACGCATCGCCGCGGGTCATGTTCTTCTCCAAGTACAAGAAGTTTCTTGCGGACGTGCAACTGTTGCTGCTGGGCTTCGGCATCACATCGCGCGCGGCGACCGTCATGAAGCGGTCCAACGGTTACGAATATCCGGGTCATGAACTGAGTCTCCGCGTCAACGAGGCCCTTTTGTTCAATGAGCGGATCGGTTTCATATCGAATCGAAAGCGCAGCATGGTGGCGTATGCACCGTCGACCGCCGGTCGCCGCGCGCGACCGATCACACTGACTGATACCGTGACGTCGGTCGAGCCGGCTGGGGTCTCATCCACTTACGACCTGACGGTCGATACCGGTGCGGCGTTCGACGCGAACGGGGTCCTCACTCACAACACGGCCGATGAGGCGTTCGTTGCGACGGGCCGCAACGTGTTCCCGCACGCGTCGCTCGCTGCGGTGTTCGTCCCGATGCGTGGCACTCGAGGGTTCCTCACCCTCATGGACGGCGCAGGCCGCTGGACCGAGAGCAGCGAAGGGAACTGGGCGCTCTACAAGCGGCCCGCGGCCGACAAGGACTACGGCCGGTATCTCGTCGCGGGTGACCCGACGCACACGACCCGCGGCGACTATGCGTGTATCCAGGTGATCAACCGGCGGACGCTCGAACAGGTCGCGACCGCCCGGATCCGTACCGACCCGATCACGTTCGCGTCGGACCTGTTCGCGACCGCCCGGTACTACAACGACGCGCTGATCGTCACGGAGACGACCGGGCCGGGTTACAGCACGATCGGTGCCCTGATCGCGATGGGCTACCCGCACCTGTACCGGGCGCATTGGGCGGACAAGACCCAGGGTGCGATGGCCGACAGTTGGGGGTTCTCGACGAACGTGCAACGCAAACATTGGGCGATCGGCGCGCTCCTGAAACACATCGTCGACGGGGCGATCACCGTCCATGACCGCCAGACCTACAGCGAACTCATCAACTACGTCACGCTCGACAACGGCGGGTACGGGGCACCCGCCGGCCAGAACGACGACACCGTCATGGCCCTCGCGATCGGGGTCCTCGCCAACATGACCGAACCGCCGCTCCCACCCGAAGGCGCCCAGATCCCCGAAGGCGCCGCACGATTCGCCGAAACGTTCCGGGGGCCAGACGCCCCCTTCAACATCGAAGAACTCCTGGAGGCAACGTGAGTGCGTGCCGGTCGTGCGGGAAGCACATCGTGTGGGCGAAGTTCGAGGGGTCAGGGAAGCTCGTGCCGCTCGACCCACGCCCCGACCCCGCGGGCGGCGTGGTGATGCTCGCGTCGTCGGACCCGTCGGGCGCGCCGCTCGTACGCGCGGCGACGAGCACGGAGACCGACCGATCGCGCCGGTACCGGACCCATTTCGAGACGTGTCCGCGCGCGGACGATTTCAGGAGGCAACGATGACGGATCTGGAACGTGACTGGGTGCTGTTCGGCTGCCTGTTCATCGCCGGGTTCCTGATCACACTCGCGATCGACCGGGCACGCCGACGATGACCTCTCTGACCTGCCCCCTTCGCGAGTCATCCACAGGTTCTCCACAGCCCCAGCATGGTTATCCACAGGTTTTCCACAGGTCCGGAGTTATCCACAGGCGCCAGGCGCGCGTTGTCCACAGCCACCCTGAGTTCTCCACAGCGTTCTCCACAGGTCATCCACAGCCGAAAGTGTGGCCTGACCTGCGAAAACGTGAGTTTTCCACAGGTTCGGGCGGCCCCTACTACTACTAACGTTGTAACTATCTCGCGGTTGTTGCACGAGAAGCCGTGCGCCACGCGCAAAACGCGACCAGAGGATTAGGGGGATTGGGATGGTGTCGATGGACTCGCTGTTCGATCTCGGTGAGGCGCCGGTCGAACAGGTCAGGCCGATCATGGCTGCGCAGACATGGCCGTCGAACGCCGATCTGATCGCTGACGTAGCCCGATTCGGGTATCTCCAAGGTGAGGTCGTGATTGATGTGACCTACGGTCGGGGAACGTGGTGGAACCGGTACCGGCCCCACGGCCCCGAGTTCCTTGACCGGTACGGCCTCACCGAGACGATCCGGCCCGATGACCTCCGCGCGCTGATCACCGACGGGATCCGCGAAGCCTTCCGGGTCCTGCGCGTCGGCGGGCGGCTCCTGATGAAAGGCCAGAACTTCACGAACAGCGGCCGCTACCAGACGTTCGCGTACGAATCGTTACGGACCGCTGAGCAGGCCGGGTTCCGTCTTGAGGACGAGTTCGTGCATCTCCGCCATCCCGGACCCCGCCCGCCGAGCCCGAGGCAGTACCACGCCCGCCGTAACTACTCGATCCTGTTTGTCCTCGCGAAAGCCCGGCGGGCATGAACCGTGTGCCGTCTCGGCGTGAGGTGGCGCGCGCGGCGATCGCGGCGATCCGTGCCGAGCACGGGTTCGTGTCGCGTCTGGCTCGTGACGAGCAAGGGTTCCTCGTCACGAAGATCGACACTGGCCCCGACCCGGCCGAACCGGTCGATGAGGACGAGATCTTCTAACTGGTGGTTGTACCCTGCCGGGTCCTGCTAGAATCGGGACATGTTTGTCGTGTTGTTGTTGTGGCGTGAGCGGGATGAACGCGGAGCGACCTACGACTACGTCCGGCCGTACGAGTTCGAGACCGCTCCTGACGCGGACGCGAAGTTCGCGGAGCTTTCCGACCTGATCGTGCGGGAGAACTGGCGGCCGAACCTGCGCGCGTTCGACATCGCGCTCGACCGGATGGAGCGCCGCTACGCTGCGGCCTGAATGCGTGTTGTCCCGCCGCCGCCGATCCGTCTGAGCCGACCTCCGCATGTCTGCACATGCCAGGAGTGCGGCCGCACGATGGACGTCGCGCCGGTCATCCACCGTCTTGTGAGGTTCACGTGAGTTGGTCCCTTCGCATCATCGTCGACGACCCTGGGGTGATGCCCGACGCTGACACGCTCGCGGAGATGATCCTCGCCGGTGAGGGTCAGATCGAAGGCGTCACTGTCGACCCGTACACCGGGTCGCAGTTCGAGAGCGCCGAGCATCGGGCACAGTTGCTGTGGGCTGTCCATGCCGCGGTCGGGATCCTGCCGACGGTCATCCGACTAGGCGACGCCTGTTCGATCTCGCTCGCCGGGCACGCCAATGCGGGGAACGCTCCGTGCGAGGGCTACGCGAACGGGATGGTGACCGTCCAGGTCATACAACGACCCATCCCGCCGCCGCCAGAGTGACCGTAGGATCGGCGTGTGCCGGCCTATGACTACCGCTGCGGGGCGTGCAGCCACGAGTTTGAGGAATGGCACCCGATCAGCGTGTCGCCTGCGAGACGGCCTTGCAGCGCCTGTGGTGGCCTCGCCGCGCGGGTCTTGCGGTTCCCGCGCGCGAATCCGGCGCCGTTCCAAGAGCATTACAACCTCGCGGTCGGTGGGCATGTCCGGTCCCGGCAGCATTTCCGGGACGAACTCCGTGCGGCGTCGGACCGGGCGTCGGCCCGGACCGGGATTGAGCACAACATGGTCCCGGTCGACCTGCGCGACAAGGCCGAGTTGGGTGTGACCGACGAAGGGATGGACGCCACCCGCCGCCATCAGGTCGCTACCGGTAAGGTGGAACCGAAACGGTACGTCTGAACGGCTGAACGGGGGCACGGTTGACCGCGACGATCGACTCGGCACCCGTCTTGCACGGCGCGGCGACGGTCCAGGCCGTGAACGGTACGGAACCGTCGATCGAGGACCTCCAGATCGTCAGTCGGGTCCGCCAGTTGTACGCGACCGCACGGGATTTGCGGCGTCCGCGGGTCGCTCGCTGGAACCGGTCCTACAACGTGCTGCGCAACCGGACATGGCTCGGCAACAGTGCCTGGTACCCGCAGACCGAAGTGCCCGAGATCTTGCCGATCGTCGAATCGTTGGTCGGGTGGCTCACCGATCAGCGCCCGAGCTTCGACTGTGTCCCTTCGATCCCTCAGGGCAGCCCCTATTACGACTGGCTGTCCGGTCTCGCGGACGACCTGCGAGTCACGATGAACGTGAACTGGCAGCGACGAGCGCATGAGACGACACTGGAGTTGATCGTGCGTGACGCGTACGTCCACGGCGCGGGGATCACGAAAACCGTCTGGGACAACACGCTCGAAGCCGGGCTCGGCGACGCGACGTTCGAGCGGGTCGACCCGTACGCGTTTTTCCCGGACCCGGCCGCGACCTCGACACTCGACGCGAACTACTTCCTCGAAGTCCGGCGAGTGTCGCTCCAGACCCTCGACCGGCGGTTCCCCGGCGCCGCGACGAAACTCGCGTACGCCGAAGAAACCTCCGCCGAGATCGACACCCGCCCCGACGAGGACACCGGCCGGGAAGCCCCCAAAGCGAACCCGGCGGCGATCAGCGCCGGCGCCTCAGGCCAGTTCGGGCTTCCCGGCCAGGCCCGCCTCCGCCTCAACGACGACACGACCGGCGTCGTCGTGATCGAAGCCTGGATCCGCGAACATCGCACCGAAGGGACCGGCACCGACCGGGTCCTGCACGACGAATGGCGTTGCATCGTGATCGCCGGCCGTCACGTCCTCCTGAACGAACGGGCCACCGACCTGTGGTCCCACGGCCAGCATCCCTACGACCGGTTCGTCACCCAAGAGACCGGGGACTTCTGGGGCGTGAGCATGGTCGAACTCCTCACCCCCGCGCAACGGATGATCAACCGGCTTCTCGCCGCCGCGCAGAACAACATTGAACTGACCGGCAACCCGGTCCTGCTCGAACTGTCGAACTCGGGGATCGGCCGGAACAAGATCACGAACAAGCCCGGCCAGCGGATCAGCGTCAACCCCTCGAGCGCCGCGGGCGCGCAAGGCGCCGCCCAATGGATGCAGCCCCCACCGATCCGGTCAGACCTGCCAATGTTCATCCAGTTCTACATCGGCGAGATGGAACGCATCAGCGGCCTGACCGCGATCAACCGGGGGATGGCACCCGGCGGCCGTAACGCCGCCAGCGTCGTCGAAAGCCTCCAGGAAGCGTCGTTTGTGCGGGTGCGGATGGCGTCCCGGAACCTCGAACGGACCCTGCGCGAAGTCGGGAACAAACTCGCGAGCAACATCGCCGAGTTCTACACGGTGCCCCGTACCGTCGCGATCGCCGGCCCGACCGGTGAACGCACCGCCCGGATCCTCGCCATGAAACACTTCTACGTCCCGACCGCCGACCCGCGCGCGGACCAGGACCCGACCGTCGCCTCCGCGCTCCCGTTCTCGTTCCAGCTGCTCGTCCAAGCCGGTTCGATGCTCCCAACCTCCCGCCAAGCACGCGCCAGCGAAGGCCAGACCCTCCATGCGCTCGGCGTCATCGACGACCTAGCCCTGCTCGAGGCGCTCGACTGGCCGAACCGCCAACTCGTCTACCAGCGAGTCTCCGCCGCGAAAGCCGCCGGGCTCATGGCACCACCAGGAGCACGTCAAGCCGCCCGCGCCTAGTTAGGATCCCGCCAATGGGCAAGCCGATCGCCAAGATCCTCACCGCCGCACCCGACACCGCCGACCTGCTCCGCCAGGACTGGCCGAACGACCGGTGCCCCGAACCGGACTGCAACCCGAACCTCGACCGGTACGCCGAGGATGACGACTGATGCGCGTCACCGTCGGCACGACCGCCACCCTGATCGCCGCCGGCTCGACCGGCACGCTCCCTGACCGAGTCGCCCTGCTCGTCAAACTGAAGTCGACCGCGACCGCATCGGTGTTCCTCGAAGTGCGGGGCAGCAACGGCAACAACACCGACGCGACCGCCGCCGCCGGCTACGAACTCGAAGCCGGCCAGACCTTCGGGATCGACCTGTCCCCCGGCGACCGGCTCACCGGCATCGTCACCGCCGGCACCCAAGAACTTCACGTCATCCGCTCCGGGGCCTGACCCATGCCGCGGATCTTCCCGTCGACGACCGGCGGCGGCGGGTCCGGCGGCGGCGCACCCACAGACGCCACCTACGTCACCCTCACCGCCAACGCAACCCTCTCTGCGGAGACGCTGTTCGGCAGTCTGCTCGACAACGGCACACTCGTCGCGCGTCCGACTGGCGGGACGAAGGGCCGGTACTGGCTCGTCACGTCCGGGACGTCGCTCGGCAACCTCTATT